ATTTATAGCTGTAGTATATTTTTTTATATTGTTAACTAAAGAGCTATTTTTTATAGAATCAAATCTAGCTTCAAAATCAAATCTTTCTTCTAATTCTTTTTTACTATATATTTCTCCTGTTTTAGGATCTGTATAGGTTTCAGGTAGTTTACCTTTATATATTATTTCATTTTCTCTTGTTCTTTTTAAAACAAAAGCAAACAAAGCCTCTCTTTCTTCATTAGATAGTTTTTCTAAATAATCTTTTTTAAGTTGACCATTAGCTGCGTCAATTTTTTCTCTTTTTATTATTTGTCTAGCTAAACCTTCTATTTCTTGTTTTGTTATAGCTTTATTACTACCTTGTTCTTTTCTTTCATTTTCTAAAATTAATCTAGCTTTATCTAATTGATCTTCAAAAGGTTGAAAAACCGTAGCAGGCATATTAAGTGGAGTACGCATATTCATTTTAATATCCATACCTTCACCAGCAGCAAACCCAGCGTCAATACTTTCTTCAGGTTCAAAACTTATGTTATTTACAAAGTTGTCTATTTTAATTTCTTCTTCAGGGCTTATAGTAGTTATATTTGCAAAATCATCATATTTTTGCTCTATAGATCCTTCATAGTCGCTTGGTAAAACAAAAACCTCAGAACCTCTTTTTTTATGAATATTTAAGTACTCTTTTACACTATTTATTTTTTCAAAACCCTTATCGTTGTTTCTTATTCTATTATCTATTTCTTGATAAGTGTATATACTGCCATTTATTTTGTATTTACTTTTGTTTTCAACAATTAAAGGTATTTCAACTTTTATATTTTCAGAACCCATTACTAGATCTTCATCGTCATCTTCTTCTTCAGGTTGTTGCAACTCAGGTATTTCAATATCGTAATCATCAATGTTAAAATTAGGATCACCTATACCAAGTATTTGAGCTATTGTAGCTGTTCTAAGTGGATCTTCTTCAGCACTAGACCAATCTGCAGCACCAATAGGTTTAGAATAGAAAACAACTTTACCATCTGCATTATAATTTACTTTGTATGCGCCAGCTCCTATATTATATGTTTTATCATTTTCAGGTAAATTAGATTGTCTAGCTATATTTCTAGATTCTTCACTACCAAAAGCTTCTAAATCAAATATAACCTCACCGTCTCTTTTAGTAAAGTATGATCCCGATGAAGTATCTACCGGCGCTGATTCCGTATCTTTTTTGTCTGACTCCACAACAGGAATCGCATTCGCAGAGTCTTTTTCTTTTTTTGATGCTTCGTTTGTTTTTATAGCTGTTTCTTTAGTATCGTCTGAAAAATTATCAACATTCAAACTACCATCATCTTTAAATAAAGACTTATCCTCTTCTTTCTTTTCTAAAGGTTGATTAGCTAATTTCCACTCTTTTATTTTAGCTTTAATTTCTTCTTTACCTAAACCTTGCTCTTGAAGTGAAGCTACGTATTTTTGTAATTCGTTCATTAAATTTAGTTTAATTCGTTATCATCTAAAAATTTTTGTGCTTTAGCTTTTTTAGCTTCTTCTAAATCAAACACAGCCGCGTCTTCTTTTACACTTGGTATTTGATTAGTCATAAACTCTTTTAAATAATTATATAAAAAATATTCTTTATATTTTTTAGAAAATAATACTTTTTTATCTTGTTTTAATGGAAGATCTTTTTTATAAGACCAAGACTTACTACCAGCATTAGCATTTTGAACCATTTGATCATCTTCATCAGCTGTAGATCCTTGACCAATATAAACATTCCAAGCAGCAACAGCATCTTGTTCAGAGCTTAATAGACCAGCAACCTCAGCATTTACAAAAGGATCTATTTTAGCTGATATTTTTTCTATATCATATTTTAAAATATTCCTACCTTTTCCATTGCCAAGATCTATTATTTCGTAATCTGGCTCACCATCTTCGTTTAATAATATAAACTCTTCACTTATTTTAGCGTTTGGTAGTAATTCTTCTTTTTCGCTGTCTATCATTTCATCTGCAAATAAACCAACTTCAGTTAACAGTCTTAGCATGTCTTTGTTTATATCTGGAGTTGACACAACTAAAGAGGTATCTGAATCTACTAAGCTTTTTAAAGTATCGCTGTTAACTTTAAAATCTTGTTTAAAACCTGGACCACTAAAAATTATTTCTTGACTACCATCTTGAAGTAGATTTAATTCAACGTTATAGCCATCTGTTTTAGAAAACCCTGGACGCTTCTTTAATATACATTGAGCTACTAAAAAACTATAATCATTATTAACATCATAATTAGCATCTTCCGTAGCTTCTAGTTCTGCGTTTAAAGATTCCATAAACTCTATAGACTTTGCTGGAGCAGCTTCTAATTGTAACAACATTTTATTTTCAAACGTACAATAATCATCTTGACATTGGTTGTTTTGTATAGCTAATTTAAGTTTAGCGTATAACTTTCCAGTTTCTTTATAAGCATTGTTAAACAATCCAAAATCTGAATCATTAGCTGAAGCTACATACTCTTTATTATAAGCCATAACGTCACTTTGTAACATTTGCTTTATAACAAGATTCATAGTTATATTTTCGTTTTCCATTTTTTAATTTTTATGATGCTCCCATTCTTTGACCGCCTAATTGTGCTAAACTACCAAACATACCTGTTATAGCGCTAGTTTGATCAGCAGCAGCCTGTGCTTCAGCTCTTGCAGCTCCAGATATTTGAGAAGCAACTCTATTCATTTTAGCAACTTCTCTTTGCTCTTGAGCGCCAAATACAAATTGCTTTCCAGCAGCCTCAGCTTGTTGAATTCTTTGACCTTCGCTAAGTTGAATCCCTTGTAGTCTTCTTGCTTCTGCTACTTTTTGCATTTCCATTTGTTGTTGACCTTGAGCTCTCTTATCTTCATTTGCTTTTTCTTGTGCTTCTATGCTAGCAGCAACGCCTTGTTTAGCTTTTAAAGCTGCTTCAGCTAAAGCTGTTGCTCCACCAGCGCTAGCTCCGGTTGCTCTTAACGTATCTAATGTATTAGCTAAAGCTATATTGCTTTGATCTATTTTCATTTCAGCGGCTTGAGTTGCTACACTTAGATTTGCAAAAGGATTACTTATTTTATTAGACAAATCTTGAGCTAAGCTAGATAAATTCGTAACACCTGCATACGGGTTTATAACAGCTTGTCTATTATTTTCAAGCTCTGTTAATTTTTTCTCAAGCATTCTTCTGCGTTTTCGTGCTCTTCTTCTGGCTCGTCTAGCTTTACCTCCGCCGATAAGACCGCCAGCTATACTAGCTACGCCACTACCTACCATTATGTAACTCATTTTTTATCTATTTTTTTTGTTTTGTCTTGTTGTAAATAATACTGTTCGTATGTATTAACAACGTTATTTTTTTCTAATTTTTTAATGTCTTTTTCATTAGTGGGATTAGAAAACACATTTGTAAATATACAATCTTCTAAAGCATAAACAGCTCTTTTAATACCAGGTTGAGATATTATAGTAGTAGGAGCTTCTATAACTTGTCTTCCGTTTTCTTCATCTACAATAATCATTTTGCCTTTTAATAAAAAGCTAACATGCTCATGTAAATGTATTTTTCCAATAGCAAATATATCTTTAGGTATAGTTATTTCCCTTATATGCATGCCTTCTGCAAAAGTATTTTTAACAGGGCAATTATCAGTATCTCCAAAAAAAACGTCTAGATCTTCTGAATTTTCTAAACTTGTTTGGAAATCAACTATGCTATTTCTAATTTTTTTAGCTAGTTTATTCATTTAATTTTATTTAATAAGATGATTCGTTGTATTCTGTAGATACAGCAAATAATTCATTTTTACCAGTATCTAAAGCATTTGTAGCTGAAAAAACAGCTGTTGCAAAAAATCCTTTAACACCAGATACTTGACCGCCGTAAACAACTTCACCTTGATTAACAGACGATGTATTAATTAAATCTGCAAAATACTTGTTTTCTTTTGATTTAAATATATTTTGTAAAACTTGAGCTTCCATTTGAGCTAAAGTAGTAGGTATTACATTGACGCCTACAGGTGTTACTGTGTCATTATCGCTTGTGATAAAACTATTTAAAGCCCAATTATTATCTCCTTCGTAGTTTATAGTTCTAAATCTTTTAACTAAAGAAGGCTGTTGATTAAATATAGTCGTAATAGTTGAATCAGTAGATCCACCTTGAGCTCCATTATAAAAAGTTGCTCTGTTTACCGCTGTTGAATAATGTTGAAATATAGCTCCACTATACGTAGTATAAAAGTTATTTTGAACACTAAATAATTGATTTGGTAAATAATTATATCTACTAGTCCAACCATTTACTTTTTCGTCAAAACTAAGTGTTGTAAATGTTCCTTGAGAAAATTTACCTTTTTCAAATAATGATAAAGTATAACACTTGTTATATATATCCCAGCCAGCTCTAACTCTATCATCGCTTAAATTAGCAAAAGCATCTCTAAAATAATCATACATACCATATGCAGATATTTCAGTAATACCATTATTACCTAATCTTAAAACAGCTCCTTTATCTCTGTCGGTAAAATATTTATTATAACCATATATTGCAAAACTTTCTGGGTTTCTACTTATACCCCAATCACCTGTATAAGGTTGTATTCCACCAATAACAACATTTGAAGCTGTTTGAACTGGTTGACCTTCTTGCGTATAAATAGCGTCTTTATCTATTAAAGCTCTATTAACTTTTCTTTCTTGAAATATAGTTAAATTAGTGTCTTCAGCATAAAGTTTTTGTATTGAGCCTTTGTGAGGATCAACTGTTCTTGTTATGTCTGCGCCAGAAGGAAAAACATTTGTTTGGTTTATACCTGTTCTTGAGTTAAATATACCTGAGTATATTATAGAAGACGGTCTAGGTTTTTGAGCATTATCTTCAGAAGCTAAAAAAGCTCTAGGAGCTAAACCAGTTTGCACATTGTTATAACCTCCTTTTATTCTTGACTCTTCAACAAACCAATTATAACCAGCAGGTACACCAACTCTATTTATTTTTTTTAAAACGTAAGTATTGTAATATTTAACTCTTATAAACGTCATAATTTATTATTACTTGTTTTTTTTAATTTTAACATACTATGGCCCAGCTGCTATAGGAACTGCTGTTTGATAGTATTGAGTACCAACCGACGTTCCTCCGCTTACATAAAAAGGATCTTGTGTTGCAGGATTAATTGTAGTTACATCAGTCGCGCCATTTATAACAACGTTTGCTCCACCTGCTTGACCTAATTGAGTAGTCCATTGTAGTAAAAAGTTAGCCCCTGTAAAATACTGAGTAAACTGCGCTCCAAAATTAACCATAGCAGAATTACTAAAATCATAAGTACCAGCAGTACCACCACTTGATGGGCTTTTTTGACCTGGTCTTACTCCAGCTGATTGCTGTACAGCGTTAGGTGTAAAAGCTTTTAATCTACAAATTACAACAGAATAAGTACCAGGTGAAGTTGTTATTGTTTGGCTTACATCTGCTTGAAAGCCAACTGGACCGTAAGTACTAGCCCAAGCTTGACCATCTGGTTTTTGACCTAATTGACCTGTGTTTCCTGGAGCAAAAGGTTGACATCTAGCTGTAGCTGATCCTTGATTAGAACCACTACCAGGAGATAATGTAGCCCAAATATCTACGTCGGATGTTGTCCAGTTTTGTATTTGACCTAACCATTTTGCGAAAGTAAAACCTGGACCACCTGTAATAGTACCCCAAGACTGAGAATCTGAATTACTATATGGAAAACCAAGTCTAGGTACTTGGCCATACGTAGATGTATTACTTGCTTTTTGATTATACGCTTTTGTAATTACTTGACCAGTATAATTTGTAGCAGCACAGTTGTAGCATATTGTAAAGTCTACAGTATCACCGTACGTGTCAGTTAATCTTAAATCATAACAATAGTTGTATCCAGCTTGAGTACCAGCACTTGTAACATTCATAGCAAAACACCAATAACTAGGTTGGTTACCACTTGCAGAAGGAAAAATTTGTGAACCTTGAAAAGGTATGCTAGCTATATCACTTATAGGGTTGTTTCCTGTTGAATCTAAATTACCATAGTAAATAGTAGGATTAGTTCCAGCTCCAACCCAAGTTTTAGTACAATTTAATATAGTATAACCTGAGTTAGAAGGTGTTCCGTTAAAAGTTTTTGAATTATCACTAGTATGAGCTTGTTGTAAAGCATATGTATTTGCTGCGCAACCATTAGATCCTATAGGTGATGCTGCTGGACCTGTTGGACTTGAACTAGTATAATTTGGATTAGCATTAATTACTGCTCCACCAGAATTGCTTGGTGCTATATCAAAAGTAGAAGGTACATTTTGAACTAATGGACTTGAGTTTTGTAATTGTAAATCTATTGTTTGGTCAACAGTTACGCCATCAGCCTGCGTCCATCTAATATTTATTTGAAAATTACCTCTAGTATCTGTGTCAAATAATGTTTCACCTGACACAGCTCCGTTTCCTGCATAAAACGTATCTAAAGTTTGTATAGCATAACCACCACTACCATCAGCAACTAAACCAAGTCTATTTGTTCCGTTTGGTCCATAATCTATACTAGTATCTATAACGTTATTTGGATATGATCTAGAAAATATACTTAATATTTGTAAAGTAGCTGTTGTTACTTGTTGCCCACTTGCTGTAGGATAAAAATAAGATGTAACAATTGTACCTATTGGATCGTTTTCAGTTAAATCTTTTACTGCATTATTCCATGTATTACCTGTTATATCAGTGTTTTCATTTTGTACATCTAAGTTTAAATCAGATATTAAACCTGTAGTTGATGTTTCGTAAAATAATTCTAAAGGAGAAACTAAAGGCGTTGTTTCTAATACAGCTAACCCCATGTTAGGTGGGTAAGGATAGTTACCTGTTCCTGAAGCTGGAGTAGCGTAATCGCTTTCTGGAATACCAACTCTTAAATTAGTAGAAAACTTAGCTAACATAGGTTGACTTTCATCGTCATATATAGCTTCTTCTTTTATATTAGGAGCAGCTGATCCATCAATTGGAGCAGGAAATAAATCACTAACAGTACCTATTAACTCTACTTTATCAGGTGAAGTAGCTGGATCTATTTGTTTATTTATAGCAAAAAACCCAGCTGGTGCTGAATTTACATGAACTATGTTAGTAACTCTTGGATAAACTGTAGCATCACTAGTAAATTGAACATCTCTTGGGCCTACTGACTGTAGATCTCTAGGTACTTTATTTATATTATCAGATATTAAAGTTATAAAACCTATTTCATCTAGTTCTAAGGTTTCACCTACAACTGGATAACCATTTATTATACCAGGTAAATAAACATTATAATAATCTTGTTCTATTTGTTTAACACCAAATTTGTAGCTATAAAAACCTTTTACATTAATATCATATGTAGCAAATACTTCTTCCGTTCCATTAGTCCATGTTTTTTCAGGTCTAGTTGTAGGTGCTCCATTATATAGGTAACTTTTATTTACTTGTTCTTTAGTCATAAAGTCTACCTTATAAACACCGTCTGTATCACTTGTTGGAGTAGCTGAAACTATTTCTGTATAATCCATGTATTGTCCAGATAAGTATTTACCTACTCCAAAGTAGTTTTCCCATTGTGCAGGAAACTCTGGAAACAAAGGTCTAGCGGCACTAGCACTAGAAGTTGTATAACTATAAAGATTTTGCGCAGTGTATAGTAATTGCACTTTTACATTATGATTTAAAGTTATTCCATTTGTAAAAGTTATTCTTACTTTTCCTGTTACATCAGAAACAGTATAACCCAAGTTGCTATCAGACGGATCTCTTAAAACATAACCATCTCCGCTGTTAACATAAACACTTAGTGTATTTGCGCTAGCTTGTGAATCTGCATAATCAATAGCTTGTGTTGTAAAAACTGTTTGATTTGCAGTTGCTGTAAAATACTGAGAACTATTACTCCAGAAATAAGGATATCTAGCATCAGTAGTTGACTCCATTTTAACAGTAAAATAATTACCTTGTGCGTAAGCACCAGGATATGCTCCAGATTCATCTTCTGGTATTGGTTGTAGATAATTAACTTGAAGAGTATCTCCTGTCCAAGCGTCTATATCATTAGTAAAAGATAATGGTTTGTAATCACTAAAATAATTAGAACCAGCCTGAGGTTTTCCTTCAGAATCTAATTTAGCATCTTGAGAGGATAATATTATATCTGTTTGTCTACCAAATTTATCTGCAAGAACTACACCTACTTGATAGTTTCTGTTTTGTTTTAATGAGTGTTGAGGATATTCTACAAATTGCTGTTGTGATTTGTTAGTAACATCAACATAATAATCTAATGATCTAGGAGCTGTCCAACCTTCTAAGTAATTCGAATACATCACTCTATTACCAGTAATTTCTTGAGCTAAAGCTTGTACTGGAACTTTATCAAAAACTCTTGATGTTTCAAAAGAAGGTAATGTAGTTATTGGAATTGTAGACTGATAGTTATACTGATATATATTAGTATTGTTTAAATTATTTATAAAGTCTTGATCAACTGTTATTGACTCTAAAACTTGATAAGATAGTTTATCAGATTCTTTAAATATAATATCAATTGCTTTTATTTTATATTTATCTATTATATCAATACAAGGTAAAGGTATATTTAAAACAGCATTGTTAATAGAATTAGTCATAAATTCTACAACTGTTGTTATAAAAGCTTGGTTTTCGTCATCATTAACAAATTTACCTTCTTGAAAAGGTATAAAAACATCTTGACTAAAAGGCGCTACTACAGAATATTCATTGTCGTCAAATTTAAATCTATAACTAAATCTAACAAATTTTTCTGTTAAAAAATCTTCGTCACCGTTCCAACCTTGGTATTGCTGACTTGAGTCTTCTATAACTCTTATAGACATGCCTGCTTTAGTATCTGTTTGACCAGACACATCAGCTGTAGCAGCGGTAGTATCACTATATTTAACAAAAGGAGTATTAGATCCTGCAGCAGAATCGCTTGTCCAGTAAAAAGCCTGACCAGTTACATGTTGAAAAGTATTAGAGTTTGTGTTTGGTCTATAACCACCAGGTCTAACATTTAAACCTGATAGGTTATTACCTGGATTATTTGCCCAATAATTTATACTTTTTTGCTGAGTCATTGTATCAGCTTGTACAATAGTTGTCCATTCTGCTAAACTTGGAACTTTAAAACCTATTGGAGCTAAACCTCTAGGGTCTATAACAGCCCATTTATTATATAAAAAACCATAAGTTACTCCATTTCCAGTATAGTCTTCATAAATACAATATGCACCTACTTGAGCAGAATCTTTAGCATCCCACTCAGCAACTGTAAACAAAGGACCATCTATTTGATCTCCATTTCTATACTTTGTTACAGCTAAGTTTTCATTAGAAACTGTTAATATATTAGCTCTAACTGTTGATGGATCTGAAGCATCACTCATAGTTGATGGCTTTAAATCCGGAGTACCGTACCAATTAGTTTCTGTGTCTCTTAAATTTATGTATTCAGGTGGATTTATAGGAGCAAATTTAGCAACAGATATTTGATCTTCGTTATAATAATAACTAGAATCACTTTGTGCTCTATTTACATTTATTTTTCTAGGTTGATTTCTATTGTCTGTCCAAAAAAGTAAATCTTCAACTAAATTAATACCTGTAACACGATGCGTTTTAGAAAAATTTAACCAGCTACCACTAACTAAAACAGTTGTAGTACCTGTTTGATTACCTAAAGTTATCATTTCAATAGAACAACTAGCAGTTGATGGTGCTACTGAGTTAGAATTATGATTTGTTTTAAGATAATAAACAATACGATTAGTATCATCAACTACATATCCTATTATTTCGGAATTAGCTGAAGTTGCGTTTCCTACTAATTGATTACCAAGTATAGCTTCTAATGCACCAACGTCACTAGCCTCTGATCTAGAAATAGCTACATTAGTAGCATCTCTATATTCGTTATTTGGAATTAATCGCTCATCTAAGTCTTTGTTCATTTTAGACTTAATGAAACTATTTTTACCTTCTGCCATTTAATTTTAGTGTTTTATCCATTTAGACTTACCTCGCATAACTTGTACTATTTCGTCAAGTTTAATGTTAGACAGTCTTATTTTAGCATTTCTTAGCTTAGCACTTTTTTCTTTTCTTAATCTTTGAACTATGTATTCTTGTACATTTGCTCTACCTGCTAATACATTGTATAGTATATATGCATATAATGCGTCCTCGGCCATCTTAGGCACCTTAGTATCCATATCGTAAGCTAAACCATCAGATAGATATTCTATTATTATAAGTTTGTTAACACAATTACTAGAAAAAGTAAACCTACCTTCTCTTTCATTTATACCAAACCAACCATTTACTTGAGAATATTGAGGATCTAGCCCATATAATCTACCCCAATTAAAAGGTCCGTTTATACCATAATTATCCCATGCATATCCAAAGTTTTCCCAATCATTATACCAACTACCATTTATAAGTCTAGTGTTAGCTGTAGACCATCTTTCTTCTGTTATAGAAGTACCTTCAGTATTTTCAGCATGACTATCTTGTATTGGTTGACCTGCTTTATCTTGTAAAAAAGTGTAATAAGGATTTCCTGTTAAATTATTGTTAGGATACAAAGGTCTTTTCACACCCATACCATCTATATAAGATAAGCTAACATAATTAACATAATCTTGAGGTATTGTTAAAGAAAGTGAGTCTGGAACAGTAAGTTCTGAAGATTTAATACTTTTTAATGTATCATAGCTAAATTCTTGTAAACCTCTTTTAGCGTGAAATATTATATCTGTTCTTTTAGCTTCTGGTATTAATTTATCTTTACCTACGTAACCTACTAAAAAATTACTTACAATATCATTTAACTTGACATAAGCATAGCTACCATAATTATTTTCTACAGTTTGACCAAAAGCTTTTTCATTATCTGTATTACCATATTTACCGCCAGTTAAAGATTTTAATTGAACAACTATATATATGTTAGCGCCTGGAGCAGCATTTAATGTTAATGTTTTACCATCAGATCCTACTGACATTGCTGTTGTCCATTCTAACCATGTCCCAGCAAAACCATTGGAACTAGTATATACTTTAAAATTATTTAAAACATAATCAGCATTTGTAGGATTCCAACTATCTGCGCTACCCATTTTTAAATCTGTGTCAAAACTAGTAACAAATTTTTGATTTTGATCGTTTGCATTGTTACCTCTGAAACCTTGTGATCCAGCGTAGTATTGTTGATTTGTTTCTGTTATTAAACCCATTATGATCTTTGATTTTGTTGTTCTTTAGCTACTTCTGCAGCTGCAACTTCAATTATAGTTCTATCTTTTATAACAACTCCAGCATATACTAATATTTGTAGTATAATGTTTGTTTGCTCTGTATCATCAAGCTCAAAATCTACAGAGTTTGTATTATCATATTCATAATAACCGTTTGCTGATGTAAAATTCCACATTACATCTGCTGGTTTTTTAATATATGTAGCTTGTACTCTGTCTGAAATTGTTTGTGGATGTATTATTATTTGTTTATTTTCATACAAATAAACTGGAAAATAATCTGTAGGCTTACTAATAGGTGACATGTTTAACTGCGCAAGCTTGTTTCTTTGTATTGGTTCTACTTCTCTATCGTCTCTATATAAAACAGTTCCTAATTTATAAAAATCATTAGGATACAATGTTATAACTAAGTTGTTAGCAGCGCCAGCAGGTAAATTACCAGCTAATAGCGTTAGTTGTCCACCTATTATAGAGTAATTGTTAGCAGGATAAACAACACCTAAATAGGTTACTACTACGTTGCTAATGTCTACTTGAGTTTGAGTTATAGTTGTTAAAGTGTAAACAGATTGAGTACTAACTGTTGTAAAGTTTTGTATTCCACTAGGTGTTCCTGAAGAAGCTGGAACACTAAAGTAACCAGGAGTGGTTGCGGTAGGAGCTGTATAAGCGCAATCGCCTATTCTTTTAAATATATCTAATTGTTCTTGAGCGTTTTTAAGTCTATTAGCATATTCTGTTTCATTTTGCAATACACGTGTTTGTTGATTAATAGTTTCAAAATAAGTGTCTATTATTTCTAATTGAACTTGTGTTGCTAGTCTATTAAACTCACTTGGAGTTAGATAACCTCTTTGTTCTTTATTTGTTATTAATAAGACTGTTTTGTATACTTGATCTACGTTTACTGCCATTTTAAATATTTTTATACTAAAAAGGCGGCCGAAACCGCCTTGTATTAGTATTACATGTTTTTATAGTTTTTTATCTATAGATCTATAAACCTCTACACCTTCATCAGTTTTAAGCCAAGCGGCAAAAGCTGAATATGGGTTTTCATCAAAAGGTACGTTCATTAGTTTTCTACCATTTGATCCCCATGTAAAAGATCTTTGATCACCTGATAATTTTATAATATTAGCTTCTGTTGCTCTAATAGCAAAGTTTCTAAGCTGAACATTATCATCATTAGCTAGATTTATAAAAAGAGCTGGATTATTTTTAGCAAACAACATTAAATCTCTTTTAAGTTCTTTAGAACTCATATTATTTACTGCAGATCCTTTTTCTACTCTTAATATAGCTTCTGCAAAATCTATATCCATATTTCTAGCTGCATTTAAAGCATCAATTTGAAGATCTAAAATATCTAATTCGTCTTCAGCTTGCTCTAAAGCACTAAATTCTTCATATACTTTTCCTTTTAAAGGGTGGTATAAAGACAGTAATTTTTGTAAATTTTGCTTAGTTTTATCTACAATCATTTTTCCATCTTTAAAAACTATATGACCCATTGTGCATTCACCTTTTTGTTCATCAACTAATGGTGAATCTTGATTAGTAGCATATCTAAGTTCTCTTTGTTTACCTGATTCTTTATCAAAATATAGTAAAGAGTGTTTTTTTGTATGCTTACCGGGTATGGTATGAGTTAAAGGTGTTTTATTTCCTTTTAAATAATAAATTCTATCTTTGATTTCCCAACTAGGTTTTGTTGGTTTTTGTGGTGTTTTTGTAACCACTTCCTGAGGTGCAACCTCAACAGTTTTTTCTGCTGTAGCTTTTTTAGCCATAATATAATATAATTAAATAGTTAATAAAAGTAATAATTACCCCTGAAATTACATCAGGGGTAAACATTACTTATGTGATAGTTAGATTCCTTTGAATAGTACAAAGTTGTTAGCAGCTTGAGTTACTAAACATCTTTCAGATAGGAAGTTAACTTCCATAGCATCTAGAGTTGAAGTAAACGCACCACCAGCAGAACCAGTTAACCAAGACTTCATTCTTCTGTCGTCAGCTTGTGAAGCTCTATAACGTACGTGTAAGAAAGGTCTACGGATGTTAGTTCCTAATACTTGGTCATATACAGTAGAAGTTCCAGCAGGTACTAATACACCTTCAATTGAATTAATACCGTTGATAGCTCCACGAGTTGAAGCATCGTTTAAGTATTTCCAATCAGTTTTGTAAAAGTCATAAGAACCTCTTCTAAATCCTGAGAATCCAAGGTTAAGAGCCATTTCTTCTGAGTTTTCAAATAAACCAAAAGCAGTTCCTCCAGCGTATCCACCAGAAATGCTTGCTAGCATATCGTCAAAATCAAGAGCAGTTTGTCTCTGTAAGAAAAGCATGTTTTCTTCAATAGCACCTTGAGTATCTAAGTTTTTAAGAATAGCATCAAACTCATCTAAACCAGCAGCAGCTGTAAATCCAGATTGTACATTACCTCTTGCTTGAATAGCAGCGAATAAACCTTCTGATCCTGGACTAGCAGCAATTCCTGCAGCACCACCAACTTGGTTAAATTCAGCTTCTACCATAGACATTTCTAGGTAATCTTCAAAACGTAGTCTTGTTTCAGACTCAGCTTTTAAGTACCATAAATATCCAGAAGTTCCATCTTCAGTAGCAACTTCAACCCAACCGATTTGAGCCATATCAGATCCAGATACTACGTATTGGTTTCTTAGGATAATTGGTGAGTTAGAGTATTGAGTTAACTGAGGTTCAACAGATATTCTAGCTTGGTTAAGACCACCTGCAGCAAATGCTCCAGCAGTACTTTCACCTTTTCTGTAATCAGAACCATATACAAATAACTTTTTATCTGTAGCTACAGACCATCCGTTACCGGCTATAAGAGCTACGTTGTCAAAAGTTTGTACAGTAAGAACTTGAGCACCAAGTCCAGAAGCTGCGTAAGCACCAGAGTCAGTAACAATAGCTTTAGCTTCAGAACCAGTAACAGGATCTAAAATAACAACAGTGTCATTTATAGAAACAACATTAGCTTGTGCAGCTGGTAAAGTTACAGCTGTTTGCGTTCCAGCAGGTCCAGCAGCAACACCAACGCCTGTATAAGCGATGTGTAATCTATTTTGTTCAGACCAAATAACTTGATCAGATGTCATTGGCATTTCAGCGCCAACCATTCTTAAGAATCCAGATAACGTTCTGTTTCCATAACGCTCTACTTCTTGTTCGTAAACTTCAGGTAAATATTGCTGAGCAAAAGTATTTGTATCGCCAACACCACCACCACCGTTAAATTGTAGGTAGTTGCTATTTAATACTTCCTGAGTTTGAGAAGGGATTAACCCTCCAAATTGTGGAGATAAACTCATGATAAATAATTTTTAATTAGTTAAATTTTCTTGTTTTAATTTTAAGTTTTGTAGAATCAGCACCACTAATTGATCTTACTTTAAGGCCATTTAAATAAACCTCACCCTGAGAAGAGCGAGCTTTTGAGTCAGTTAAATTTTTTGATTTCCCAACCACTTCTTTAACTGCATCCGCCTTGCCTTGTTCATAAAAATGAGCAGCAATTTTATCTACATTTTCAGCAGCATAAATAGCTTTATGATAACCTTTCGTATCAACAATATTACCTTTATTATCTAGGAACTTCCCGATTAGGTTATTTATGTTAGATTGGTTTTCAGCTACACTTTGTTTGTTTTGAATATTATACTTATATTTTTTATCTCCAACTTTAATATCGAAACCTTCGAATCCGTCATTAAATAATTTTTCAGTACTTTGTTTAAAAACTTCGTGTTGTTGTTCAGCTAATTCTTGTTGCTTGTTATATCGATTGAAAAAGTCAATAGCTTTTTGTTGTTCTTGATTTACGCCGGGTCTCAACTTGATTTCGTCGTAATATTTAGTTTTCAAGTCCTCTAAATAGCTTTTAGCTTTTGCAACCTCTTCTTTATACGCAATTTTTTTCTTGCGAATTTCTTTTGGTTCATCTAGATCTTCATCAATAGAAAAATCTTCTAATAAAAGATCTATATCCTCATTTTCTAAATAAGGTTTATTTTTTTTGTAATATTCTTTTAATAATGCCTTATCATCTATTGATGAGTAATCAGCATTTAAACGAGTGTAATCCTCTATAGTACCACCAGTTTCTTCCATAAAGCTAACAAGCTTTTCGATGTTTTCAGGTAAAGGTTTACCTAATACTTTTTCATCTCTTATAGCTTCTTTAACTTCGGCTTCAACTTGTTTTACTTCTTCTTCAGTTACTTCTTTGATCGGAGAAAACCCTTCAGTAGTCTCGTTGGACTCTTGTACAGGTTCTCCCATCTTTGCGCTATCTCCGGATGGTTCTTCCACAGATACCTTCTCTGTTTCTCCGATTTGAATGGCATCTTCTTCTTGTTTTGGGATTACTACTTTTTTTACAGGATCTTCAACTTCTATAAGTGGCTCTTTCATAGACACTTTTATTGTTTCACCTTCTTTTTGAGTTAGTTGTTTTGGTTTTGTTTTTTTACCTTTCAAACTAAACTCACCTTCCTGTTTAACAGGTTCATTTGTTTTTGTTTCTGACATAATATAATATAATTAAATAATTAATAATACAGTTTAATTAACCGTTGGTAAAGGTTGTAATGTATTTTCGTTTTCAAAGTTGATAGGGCCTGTTTCATTTTTTCTTTGGCTTATCATTTCACTTTGCTGTGTTGCTTGTATTTTAGTTCTTTTATCTTTACGGTCTTCTATAGACTGTTCTTTTTGTTGCATTGCTTGAACATCCATTTGTTTAAGCTGCATATCGTATTGAAACTGAGTTTGTAGTTTTTGTTGCTCTATTTGAGCAGCAATTTGCATACGCTCAATTTCCATTTGATTTTTAGCTTGTTCATATTGAACATTTGCTCCAGATATAGCTTCTTGTTTTTGAACTTCTGCCATAGCTGTTTTTTCAGCTGTTTCAGCTTGAGCTTGTGCCTGCGCTTGAATATTAGCTTGTTGGTTTTCTTGATCTTTAATCATTTTTTGCTTACGTTTTATTTTAAGCATTTGATTAGCTAATTTAAGATTTTTGATTTGTCTTAAATCTATAGCATCTTCAAGATCAATACCTCCAGACTGTAAAGCTACTTGTATATTCTCTTCTAACTTAGCTTGTTCTTCTTCGTCTGGTTCTAATTCTAAATAAATACCAAAGTCATGTAAATTTAAATTACTTACTTGTTGTAATGTTTTAACATTATAAGTTGATATAGAATTTTCTAATGATTCTCTAGTTAATGGAAATTCTAAAGCATCAGAAACTTTTAAAGCAATGTTTTCAGCTAATCTTAATGTTAAATATAAACCAGATTGTTTAATATGTCTTGTGGCTACATTAGATGCATTAGCTGCTAATTTTTGTAAACCTACAAGTGTTGATTTATCTGGAGTAGAGCCATCTCTAGCTTCGTTAAGCCCGGTCACATCACGTATCATTTGTAAATAATACTGATAAGTTTGTATTAAACTTTGTATTTTAGCACCTCCAGCTGATGAATTTAATTCTTGAATAGGAACTTTACCGTGATTAAAGTCTCCATCTTGAGTCATAGATCTACCTACAATAGAACCTGTTTGAAAATACATATTTAATGCTTCAGCCGGGTTATAATTTGTTCCATTACCTAGATCAACTTCAGCTAAACCGTCCATATCTAAATATACACCATCTGGTACCATGCGTGATAAAACCTGTTGTAACTTTAAATGCGTTAACTGTATCATATCAGCAAAACCAACACATTTACTTACTAAACTTTCTATTCTACCTTTATATATTCTAGGCGCGCATATAGCGTAATTCATTTCAACTTTAGTAGTATCAGCATAAGGTCTCGACATGTTTTCAGCAAGCTCCCATTTTAACAATGTATTAGTTCCTAATACTTTAGCACCGCTATATAACACTTCAATAGATCTTGAAACAGTTTCAAAATTATCATTTTCTGGTGGATTAAATGTATCTGGCTTTTCTATAGCTTTCATTAATCCTTGATCAGTTTTCTTTATTTTAAATACTTGATTATGATATGTTTTATAATCAAAGTATAATACTTGAACTGTATTTTCGTCATAATCACCCCAACCCGTAACATATGATTTGTTACCAGGCATTGCTTGTATTCTTTTAAGTTCTTCTTCTGAAATATTAGGAAACTCTTTTTTAAGTTCTGGTATTGTTATAGCTTTTAACTCACCTACATAATATATATCTTCAAAGTTTGGATCTTCTGTGTATGAATAAACCATGTAAGCTGGATCTACGTAATCTACTGTAACTCCTTCAGCTGTATTAAAACCTGTTTTAGCAGCTGCAATACCACAAACTGTTAAATCCATATTTAATCTACGTCTGATTAAATCATATTTGTTTTGAGCAAATATAGAAGATATAGCCTCTTCTTCAGCTATTTCAACACTTTGCTTATAAGATAATTGCATGTGTAATTCAAGCTCTTCAGCTGACTCTGGTATTACATTTTTATTAGGTGCTTGATATAAATCAACGCCTAAAGTTTGTTTTAAAGAAGATAGATATTCATTAGCAACCATATCTTCTTGTAGTCTTGAGGCATATTCAGTTCTTTTCTTTACAGATACAGGATCTTGAGCATAAGCTTTAATATCATAACTTTTAGAAGAAATACCATTAACCACAATATCTACAAACTTAGATAATATAGGAACTGGTTTCCAGTCTAAATTAAGATAAGACAAATCACCATTTATAGATAATTCATCTTTGTATTTTTGTATTGACTGCTCGCCTCTAGCGTATTGACGCAGTTGGTGAAAGTTATTCCAATTAGTTAAATATCTATTACCATTAGTTCTTCCCTGAGAAAACCACTCCTGTTCTATTGCTTGCGCAACTTGACGACCGTATTCTATACTACTTTTTTCAGCAGTACTTACTACTTGGCTAGGAAAAGCGCTGTTAGTGTTAGTATATATATTCATTTAACTTATAATTTTTGATGTAGTTCCTTTGTTATCATATTTTTTAAAACCTAGATCTACAGATTTTAATTCTCTTTTAGCTTGAGGTATGTATCTGTGTTTGTTACAGGCCATTAATGCTAAACCGGTACTAATAGAAGCATCGTGTTTAGTTCTATTATTAATATTAAAAGTAGCCCAGTCTTCTAGTGTTCTTTGAAAATACATATCTCCATATCCATTTTCTCTTAATCCAACAAAGTGTTCTATATATGTTTCTATAGCTGCAGCGTGTGCTTGTTTTATGTCTTCGCTAGAATTTGGTATACCACCTATTTCTCTTTCTGTTACAGATAGTTTATTTCTTTTTCTATCTGGCCTATTCATTGCAAAACCTCTATAACCTCTACGTTTAAAATGATATAAAAGTCTAGGTTTGTTATTTTCTACTAATATTGGCATACCATAAAAAACGCAAGCCATAAGTACATCTTCAAAAAATATTTCAGCTGTTTGCGGTCTAGCTATATATTCTAAGAAAAAATGATTTGGTGGCACATTTTCCATGCTAAACTTAGTTAAACCATGTAAAGATCCTTTAGAACCTCTACCGTCTACAGTACCTGATATATCATAAGGGTCACATCCAAAAGCACCTAAATGCTCATTACCAGGATAATTAATACCGTTTTTAATATATCTTATGTTTTGAAGTTCAACAGATGGAACCCAAGTTATTTTAAATCTACCGTTTTGATTTGGTATAAATATAACTCTAGTGTCTTTTTTACTATCTTCCCATTGAAAACTACCAGTTGTTATTGCTAATTCGTTTTTAGAATCTTCATTAAAATCTATCTGTTGATATATTTTAGTTAAATTAAATAAAGACTCTTTAGATTCATCTCTGAAAGCATGTTTTTCAGTTCTTGGAAATTGTCTATAATATTCGTTTAAGCCGTCTTGATCATTCTTTAAACCTTCTACTTCATTTTGCCAATACTCAATAACACCTAGTTTTATTTTTTCACCATGCGGTCCTTCAGCAGGTGTTTTTGGTGTGTTGAAGACAGGTAAGCCATAAGAATCAATGTATCCTTCGTAATTCCATTCCATAGGTATGAACAAAGAATATAATCCGCTACGAGTCTGTCCGTTGGCGTTTCTTTTTGTAACATCTGAGTCATCATAAAGTTTTTTAAAGTTTCTACCACCTTTGTCTAAAGCATTTGATGTTGATCCCATCATACACTTACCTATAACTCTACTACCTAATCTTAGCGTGGTTTTCGTAACCCTCCAGTTGTTGAGGATGTTGTTCGGCTTTTCCCATTTGCCGCTCTCATCATGGACGAGGAGTTTAAGTTTCTCCCCATCGTAGGAGTTGTCACCGGTATTCTTCCAGTCGATTGTGGTGTCCAGTCCCTGTAATTCGTCCTCGGTTTCGTCGTAGGCAGCGGTGAGCTTTCTACGGGTAAACTTGGAGGCTGGTACACGGTAGGCAAGTTCGGTCTTTGGGCGGTCCATACCGTCCTGGGTCGGCTTGAAAAAGAAGGGGTAATTAACCGATATGGGTACCACCTTGTCTGTGAACATCTTTTTAGCATCAGGACCGGACTTTGATAATATACCATATCTAGAGTCAGATGATATGGTTGCCAGGTTAACCACCTCTCCTGATGCCATAAAGGAAAACCCAGAACGTCTGTTCTTAAGGTAGCACAGTCCGTAAGACCGTACGTCTGCCTTACAAGCTTCCCAGAAAATGTAGAATAATCTATTTGACTCCCGAAAGTCTGGTGCCCCGACATCAATCTTACTCCACTGCAAGTACATGTAATGAGTACCAGTAATGTAAGTAGGAACATCTTTGTTATAAAACCAAAAACCTTCCTCCCTACGGGTAAACTCATTATCGATGTAATCATACCACTTTTCTTTAAAATCTTGTGGATATTGCTTCCAATCATAAGTAGATTTAATTCTACTTAATGCTTTTGGATATTCAAATTGATTCCACTTGTTATTGTTAAATTTATGTACGTTGTTTTGTTCTGGTAATGCTATTTTTAGATTTTGTATTTCATATACTTCACCTATTTTACCAGTTTTACTTATAACTACAATATTATGATCTTCGTTATAACCATACTCCCATTTTTTATACCTATTCATTCTTTTAAGAACTTTAGGCTTAATATGGTCTTTTACTATTTTATACAAATCTTGTTGATACATTATTTAGATCTCCCTTCTGCAAAACCCTTAAAAGTTGTTTGCTTCTTTTTTTCTTTTGGTTTATCTTCTAACATATCCTGCTCTTCTTGTATTCTATTCAATATTTCAAAAGCATCGAATATTGCTAATTTTTTTGTTGCTGCAGCATTTTTAAGTCTGTCTGCAGATATATCATCGTCTGAATCTACAATAGGTTCTTTAGCAACCTTTATAAGCTCTTCAACTGCTACTCGACCAGCTTGGATTATATTCTTCTTCGTTTCCTTCGTGCTCATATTTAATTACAATATCATTTGATTTCATACAATATAGTCGTTTATTATCGACTAAAAATTCCCATTCACCGTTAGGTGTGTAACCAACTAAGTCTCCTGGGTTAATATTAAGCTTGTTTAAGGAGCTATTGCCATATTTCAATATACCAGCAAGCTTTTGTTCTTTATCTAGCGTTAAATCGCTTTTGTCTTTTATTGGCTGTATAAAACACCTATCACCAAACGAGTGATAACCATCTTTATTTTTATATAAATAAATTTGATCTATAGCACAAAAATATAAATTATCTTTAAAATAAGATCTTGATTTTTTCTTTTGACCTTTCATATCATAAAATGTTCTAAAAACATTTTGATGTATTATTAATAAGTCGCCTTTATTTATACTTGTTTTAAAAGCTTTTGGTGTTTCTATAACTTCGGCTAATCTATTTACAAACTTCCAGTTTTCAATTTTTGTATTTACTATTAGCTTTTTATTACCAACATTTACTGTATTACTGTATTTTTCACCTACAGGTTTTACAATAAAATCATATAAACTTTTCATTAATACTCTAAATCATACTCAACAGAGATAGCCATGTTAGAGTTAAACTTCTTCCACGGCAATACCTCGTTGTTTTTCTTTATATGTATATTATAAGAATTATCTGTATCTTCAAAAAGTATATGTGATATTTCGTGACCACCATAAACTACTTGACCAATAGAATAATGCATAGCATCATTTTTATAGTCAGATCCGATACTAATTTTTCTAATATTACTTTGCATCTTTACTTTCTATTAAAGTATATGAGCCATCTGATAAATCTATATTTACTTGACCATACTTTTCTTCAAGTTCTTTTTTAGTTGCTTCAATATCGGTGTTGAGAGTTAATATTTCTTGATGAATATTTTGTTTTTGAACATCTAAAACACCAAGACTTCTTAGCATTCCATTCATTTTCATCTGTTGTTCATTTACAACCTCTAACTCTTTTTTAGTAATTTTTTTAGCTTTTGCCATAATTTGATTTAATTTAATTGTTATTATATATTTATATAGTCACCTATATATTCACTATTTACATATAACTATATCAGATTCTGTTATTGTGTCTAAACTAGTTATGTAATCTATAGCTATTGGTAAGTATTGTCCAGCTTGTACTTTAAATTCAATTGATTGTGCAGCTACTGGAACACCACCATTTACAGCTGTAATAACTGCTGTAGCATCTAAAGATCCATTTGGTCTACCAGCTTGTACAATTGTAATTATATCACCTACATTGTAACCAGAACCTGCAGCAGAAATTGTCATTGTCTGCACTAGACCTCCAGAAACAGTAATAACTACTGTTAAACCTTGAGCCATGTTGTTACTACAAGTAGTTGTTCTTGTACCAGCTGTGTAATTAGTACCTCCAGCACTTTGTTGTATAGTTTTAGCAGAACCTAAAGTTATACCTGTTGGTATTACATTTAAACTTCCAGCTACACCACACCATACTAATGAACCATTTAGGTTAGTTCCTAAATCTCCTGATTGATTTTCAAAAACCCAAGCTGGTAATCCATCTGGAGTACCTGTTTTACCTACAGCTCTCATAGCTTTTCCAGCTATACCTGTGTCTATTCCGAATTTACTCATTTTTTATTTTTTACTTATTGTTTTAAATTTTTCTGCGCCTCGTGAACCAAAATAAGCTACATATACAGTTATTAAAAGTGATTTAAGTAAATCTACCCAACCGCTATCAACATCGAACTGTATATTAGAGCTTTCTAGTACTATTAAAATTATTAAAGATATAGTTAAAAATATAAGAGTCATTGGGCGTGTATTTTTAGATAACCATGAATCTGATTTCATATCACTATCCCAGCGCTTTGATATTTCTTGCATTTCTACCATATCTTGCTCTAGCAATTTTAATGCTTTTTCTTTGTCTTCTGGAGGCATTACTACAGGATCTTCTTTGCTTATTAAGTTTTTAACTAAACCTAATACACCTTGATCTGGTAATACATCACCTACCGTACCTAATATATGTGGAGCTGTTTTAGATAAAAACTGTCCAACTTTAGTATCTTTAAATTTCTTTTTAGGCATTAGTCTATTCTTTTTTCTATAACATATTTAGCACCTGGAAAAGTATAATCATAACCAGGATACATTACTTTAGTATAACCTCTATCATCTGTTCCTAGTACTTTAAAATTAACACCTTTCATTGTTATTTTATTTCCTTGAATTATGTTTTGATGTTTATTTACATCAGGACTATTACTTAAATAGCCTTTTTTAGAAAACTCCATTACGCGTTTTTATATGCTTCAGCTTCCCAAGGCAATTGTTTATTACCTTCCTCCATCTTAGCTCTTGAATACTTTTTACCTTTCCAATATACAAAATCATCGTCATAATCTAAATCACCACGTTTCATTTGGTCTATATGCACCATTTCGTGAGCAATTACTTCAGCACATTGAGATGGATCTAAATCTTTATTTAATATTATAGTTCCATTGTTATTTGCTTTACCCATAACGCCGTCTTCCATAGGTACATTATACACTGGAGTGTTGTTAATTTTATATGGAGGATTTGAAAGTTTAAAAGCCATAGTTATTTTTTATATGGAAACATTTTATTTAATGCTCCTTTTCTAGCAGCACAACCGCAAGGGATGTTTAGTCCCTTGCTAACTGTGTCTACCATTTTTTTGATACCAGTAGCTTTAGTGAACTTTTCTATATCGTCTCCTAAACCTGTTGATCTCATTACGCGTATAAAAATGCAGTATAAGTTACATAAACCGCGTCAGCAACGATTGGTTGACGTCCTTGTCCACCAGCGTTTGGATTTGGGTTTTGCGCAGTGTTAACTGGCTGTCCAACAGTTGATACAACTCCTCCTGGGTTTGCAGCTAAAGCAGCATTAAAAGCAGCTAATACGTCTCCTGCAGTAGCAGAAGCTGTATGAGTTATTTCTAATGTATTAAATCCAGCTCCTTGTCCAAAAAGAATAGTTGTTTTAGTAGTTGGGTTAGCAGTAGGATCACCATCCTCACCTGGTCTTATACCGATGATTTTGTCAGTCGCTACTAAAATTTCTGGTGTATTAGCCACTCCAGATAGTGGGATCTTTAAAAATTTTGCCATTTTGTTAGTGTTAGTGTTAGTGTTAGTGTTAGTGTTTGGCTGAGGTTTTTACAGTCCTCTCTGTTTTAAGATTTATTAAGTATATCATTAATACTATCGTTTTGCTTTTGAAGATTTTTATTGTAAGCGTCAACTCGTTTATTGTAGTTTACGTTTACATTTCTTATAGAGTCAAGTGATTTATTGTACGAGTTAACATTTCTTGCATCAATAGCGTTAGCTTTGTCAGCTTGTTCTTGAGTGTTAAATTGTAAGTCTTTAATTCTATCTCTAAAACTATTTATTTTATCACTTCTTTCTTGCATCACCTGCTTTTGATCTTGACCTTTCTCGTTAATCAAACTGCTTGGGTCTGGTCTTTCTTGATTTAAAGGTGACATTCTAGATGATTGCGCATGTTTTGACAACCAAGAAGCATGTTTAGCTACTGGGTTATCATGCATTAGGTTGTATTTTTCTTGTTTTGCAGATTCCATTTCTGCAGGACTGTGTCCCATTTTGTTTGGTGAATAATTCATATTTATATCGCTTTTTACTGTTCCTTCTCCGCTAGCATTTCTAGTGTCGTAGTTTACATTCATTCCTTGCTTTTCAGCCTGGTTTACTGTTCTTTTTAAACGATTTAACCTTCTATCAAATTTACCTAGATGAGGATCGTTTGTTCCAAAAGTTGCTCTTGATTCATCAACCTTAGATTGTCTTCTATCTAATCTTTTTTTAATTCTTTTTTGTTTGTTTGATTCCATTTCAACTGGGGAAATATTTACTATTCTTCGGTTGGCTTTTTCTTGTGGTGTTAATTTCTTATATGCTTTAATACTCTCATCATCATGTTGCTTCGAAACTTTTTTAAATTTTTTTAACTTTCTTTTATGCTTTCTTGAGCCATCGCCTTCTAATCCGCCTAGTTCAGCTAATTGCTTAGCGGTTTTAAGCATTTTTTTGCCTTTTCTTTCTATTTTTGACATTTTATTTGTTTTTATTTTTATTTTTAATGTACTCGTTTCTAAGTTTTTCAGCATATTTACCTCCGTCTTTTCCTTTACCACTAAGTCTATTTCTAAATTCAGTTTTTGTTTCACCTGGTCTTATATGCTCGTGTTTAGCCATTGCACCTGTTCTTTTGTGTTTAGCTGGAGAACCATGATGCTTTTTATCATACTTCATATCGCCTGCTAACTTAGAAATATGTTTTTCATCAGCAGTCATTTTTTCGTCACTGTGACCGTGCTTAGAGTCGTATAGCACGTCACGCTTTAAATAATCTATATGAGCCGCATCATCTTTTACTGCGTCTTTATAGTCGTGACTAGTTACAGCTGTATGTGCGTGATCCATACAACATCTTGCGTTACCAGTATATTTTCCGTAATGTCCTTTTGAGTATCCCATTTTTTTATTATTTATTTAACTGCAAACACCGTTTTTATAAGTACCACCAGCTAAAATACAATCTGTCATTTCTTGCTGTTGTTTGCTATTAGTATTTGATAGATTTTCATCTGCTCGTTCTTTAATTCTTAAGTATTTATCATCTTCGCCTTTTCTTGCCTTTCTTTTGTCAGCTCTTTTTGCTTGGTAATTACCTATGTTTTCAGGAGTCATAGCCGCCTTAGCGCCAGATACTATACTATCTTGTAGTTTTTGAAAGTCTGCAGCATTAGATACGTAATGATAATCATCAGCGTTTTGATAACTACCGTGTAAAGGTGTACCGTAGTTTACTCCGCTAGTTTTTTTTTTATCAACTGGATCTTTTTTAGCCATCTCTGTAGAATCAACTTTAGTTTTGTTTTTCATAGCTTTTTTCTCTTCTACGTGTCTTGCGTCTGCAGCTTTAGCTTTTGCTAAAAGATCTGTTACTTTTTTATTATCATAATCATAATCACCTTGCTCAGCATCTTTAGAAAGCTCTCTAGCTTGATCTCTAAATTTTTCTCCGTGCTTATGATTTGGTGATCCCTTCATCTCTGGTGCAGCTTCTATAGCTTTCTTTAAATGATCTGGTAATCTATTTTGTTTACCTACTAATTTTTTTTGTATGGGGTTTTTACCACAGAATTTTTTACTAAATGGTGAACTATAACTCATAATTTTTATTTTTAATCTTTAATTGGACGTTCAGCGTCGTCTGTTTTTTTCATTTGAATTTTACCGTTTACACATTCAAATTCATTTTTTTCTCTATTGTATTCTGCTAAATTTTCCTCTGCACTAATTGGAACTTTTACTTTTTTATACTTTCCATCAACTTTTTTTAAAGTTTCTTTATTTTTTCTTCCAGTATAACCAGATTTAAATTTATCCCAAGCTGCTGAGCATTTATCTTGCTTAAATGGTGATTTTGATCTCATATTATTATTTTCTTTTACAACCAAAGTTTTTAGCATAGTTAGCCATCTTAACAACTTCTTCACTATACTTTTTAGTATTTTTCATCACAGCACTAGCAGCGGAACAAGCATCTTTAAAACCGTTCTTTTTTGCCCAAGCTGTAAATTTACCTTTGTTTTTCTCTTTTATTTCAGGAAACTTTTTAAATAATGGGCTAAACATTAGTAAGCTCCTCCTCCTTTACTGCATTTAGTTATAGGCATACCTTTGTAGTATGTTTTAGCTTTTAAAACCTGCATACCTGTTATACCTGAGCTAGAACCTACGCCGTGTGGTCTTCCAGTTTGATCTAATGGTCCGTCCCATATAGCGTTTTCACCTACAACACCATGGGCATTTTTAGACGCCATTGTTTTATCGTAATTTGGATCTGTTTTGTGCATAATTTTATTTTTTATTTTTTATACTATAAAAGTTTTTACCTTGAGACACACTGTCTCTTTTTATAGCCATTGTTTTCATTTGTTCAATGTAATTATTATTCATTTCTCCTGATCTTTTCATTTTTCTTCTTTGCTTTGGAGTTATAACAATTCTATCTTTTGTATCTCGTGGATCAGCTGAACCACCATCAAGACTTAAACCAGCTACATAGTTTCCACTATTTTTATCTTTTTCAAATTCATAAGTTTGCTCTCCAATTATATTTTGATTAAAAGGAGTAGGAAAAGTATTAGGCGCGCTAACCGCATTTTGTCTCATCTGCATATCTCCAAACATGTTATTAGCAGCAGCCATGGTTGATGGATTAAAAACAGGCTTAGACATACCCATTACGTTAGACGGCTGAGGAGGCATATTAGACATTTGAGTTTGCGTAGGCATACCAGTTATTGGATCTACCATACTAAAAGCACTTGCTGTTTTTTTAACACCTTCTACCGCTTTTTTAATATTTCCACTTTTTACAGCATTAACAGTATTAATAGTACCTTCTACAGCTCTACCAACTCTACTGTCTCTTACTTTTTCTACAGTTTCTTTTACTTTTTTAACAGTTCTTTTTACGCCTCTTTTGCCCTCTGCTCTTTGCTTTTTTCTTTCAGCTCTTGCAGCTTGTCTTTTTTCTTTACCGCTTTTACCTTGTTTAGCTTTTTTTACGTCAGCTCTGTTTTTTTGTCTGCGTTCTTTACCTGTCATAGTAGCGGGTGTCTTTTTATTGTCAGGGTGTCCTTTACCACCATCTGCTTTGTCAGCGTGTACTGCTTTGCGTTGTGCGTCGCTTGCGTATCCCATAATTATCTGTATTTGTCTTTGTTTACGTTTTCAATAGCTTTTGATAAAACTTTATCTGTATAACTTTTACCAGCCATTAATTTATTTCTTCTAACACTTGTTGGTAAATCTTCTTCACCAAGCATTATTCTATATATTCTTTTTATAAGTTGTTTACCTTTAAATGATAACTGGTATAAATTATGTTTTTGAGTTGATCTATTTCTTTTTCTCCATATAACAACCCAATCATTGTCTATTAACTTAGCCCAGCGCCTTGTATCCCAACTATAAGAATATGTACCTTGTTTAAAATCTTTTATACTAAATAATCCTACACAATCTAAATAAATTAATAACTCTAAATCAGCATCATTTAAATTATTATTTTTACAAGCCCATTTTCTTATTATTCTGTAATGCTTTAATAGGTTTAATTCTTTAATGTCACTAGCACTTAAACCTCTCATGTCACTACAACTACATCTTGTACTTTTATAACTCTATAAGATTTTTTATCTATTTCAATTTTGTGACCAGCGTGTCTATCATAAAATATAATATCGTTTTCATTAACACCTTCAACTTCTGTACCTACAGATATTACAGTTGCTTGAACGTATCTTATGTCTTCACGTTGGTTTTCTGCAAGAAGTAAACCACCTTTTGTTTTAGTAGTGCCTTCTTTTGTTTTACTTATTATTAAGTTTCTACCTATTGCCTTCATCTATACGTAAATTATTGATTACACAATCAGTAGATAATATTGTTGTTGCTACAGAAGCTGCATTTTGAAGAGCGCTTTTAGTAACTAATAATGGATCAATTATACCACTATCAATCATATTTACCATATTTCCTGTAACTACATCAATACCATGACCATCTTTACTGGCTATTTTATAACCTTCATAACCAGCGTTGTCTAATATTGTTTTATAAGGTGCTAATATGGCTTTACCTAAAACTCTTTCGCCTGCATTTATTTCTTTCATTTTTAACGCAGCGTTTAGTAAAGCAACACCACCACCTGAAACTATGCCTTCTTTAACTGCAGCTTTAGTAGCACAGATAGCGTCTTCGACTCTATCCATTTTTTCTTTTAATTCAATTTCAGAGTTAGCGCCTACTTTGACTATAGCTATTTTAGCAGCTAACATTGCTAGTCTTTTTTCTAGTCTTACAACTAAATTAGGATTTTTTTCTTTTAGTACTTTTTGTTTTATATCTTCAATTATAGCTTTTATTTCTTCGGATGCTTCAGCTACTTGAATTATAGTACTATCGTGTGTTGTAACACTTTTTAAACATGTACCTAAATGATCGATTTGTATCATATCCATGTCGTCACCTAAGTCTTCATTTATTATTGTAGCGCCTGTTAACATAGATAAATCTTGCAGCATTTGCTGTTTATTTATTCCATATGTTGGAGCGTCGATAACATTTACTTTTATGTTACCTTTCATTTTATTCATTGCTAGAGCTGATAAAACACCTTGTTCTAAATCGCCTATAATAAGCAAAGGTTTGTTGTTTTTTATTACGTACTCTAGCACTGACTGAATCTGTCTAATAGTATCTACAGGAGATTCAATTAATAACACTAGTGGATTTTCTAGTTCAGCAGCTTTGCTTTGTTTATTAGTTATAAAATGAGAATTTTTTAATCCTTTATCATATTGAACACCATCTATAACTTCAAAACAAGTATTACCATCGGCAGCTGTTTCCATCATTACAACACCTGTGTTATCTACAGATTTAAAAGCATCGGCAATAATTTTACCAAGTTCTTTATCATTGTTTGTAGATATTGCTGCTACTTGTTCTAGCATATCATCTTTTACAGGTACTGAAACTGATTCTAAATATTTTATTACTTTTCCAACACCGCTACTAATACCTTCTTTTAATTCTCTTGAATTAGTTTTGTCTTGCTCTTTGTAAGCGTAGTATAATATAGCATGTGCTAATACAGTTGCAGTAGTTGTGCCGTCTCCAGCTTCTCTAACTGTTTTACGAGCTGCTTCTTTTAAAAGTGTAGCGCCCATGTTTTCAACAGGGTTTCTCAAAATAACTGAGTCGGCAACTGTTACGCCGTCTTTAGTAATAATTGGTTTACCTGTATTGTCTTCTAACATCACACATTTACCGCTAGCTCCAAGTGTGGAGCTAACAGCATTTGTGAGTTTTGTTATACCTTTAAATACTTCTTCCCTAGCTTTGTCACCAAAGTTAAGGTTTTTGACTATTAAGTCTGACATAATTTAATTTGATTTAATTTAATTTACTTTTACTATTTAAAAGTCTTAACGACTTGTGGTCCGCGAATATGAGCTAATTTTTTCTCATAGTGGTTGATTGAAGCATCTATCGCTTGTTCAGCACCTTCAATTGTTTCACGTCTCGTTACGTCGATCCATGTATCTTCTGAATCTGGATCTAGGTATTCTGTTTGGTAGAAACCATTTGGTAATTGCACTATTCTCCAGTTTTTCTTTTGAACAACGTGTTCCCATAGTTTTTTGGCTTCTTCGGTTATTTGTGGTTGACTAGTCCACGAATTAGTCTGGTAATAAAATGTCATGGTTTTGGTTTTTAAGTTAGACATTGGTTTTGCTCTTCACCGAGCAGGTATATGTTTATTATCACTGGTTTTTCACCATATTTACTCTTCTCTTAATTCTTCTCTTATTTCGTTTTTAAGTCTAGTTATATTTCCATATAAACTAGTTTTAATAAAGCTTATATAATCTTCATCTCTTATTTCAGGAAAACCTGTAAATTCACCGTGTATTTCTATAGGTGTTGAGTTTAACCAGCCAGATCTATTAGCTACTCTACCTGTGGTTGATCCAGTTAATATCCACTGTATTTCATATTTAAAGTTTTTACCTTCGCGTATTGTAACACAATTATAACCCCATCTAAATTCCATAATATATTATTTTACTGTTTTTAATAAACCGTCTTCAAATGTCCATGTTTCTTTACCTACAGTCTTAGAACCTTTAAATCCACTTACAGAAGCATTACTACCAGCTGGACCTTGTGCGCCTGTTGCGCCTGTTGCACCAGTGTCGCCTTTATCACCTTTATCACCTTTATCACCTTTAGCCCCTGTAGCTCCTGTATCACCTTTAGCTCCTTGAGAAGCAGCGCTTGATGAATCTTTACCAAATGCAGCTTTTATAAACGAATGAAGCTCTTCTATATCTTGCCTCATATTTTCTATTTCTTTTAAAAGATATATTGACCTAGCATAATTTTCATGATCATTTAGAAGTTCTGTTATATCTGCTACCGCAGCTATCTCTGAAGCTACACTTGAAGGTACAACGATTTCACCATCAGAGTCTTTATAAGCTTTTGTGGTGTTTCCGCTTTTATAAAGCTTTTTTGTTCTTATATTGTCGTTTATATTAGCCATATTAAGTAATATTATATTCAAGGACTATAGCTACCGCGCCTCCACCCATAGTTTTAGATTGAGTTCCAAACGCGTCACTAGTTTGCATTGCTATTCTGAGTAGATCACCTTCATTAAAAGTAAAATCACTGTTACCAAAATTATACTCAGCCTGCATATTTGTGGTAGCTCCATTAGATACAGTAGCGGAATATACTGTTGATGATAATGTTCCGTTTACTTGTTTTTTAAACCTAACATTTGTAGCTGTAGGAGTTGAACCTCCAGAGTGTCTTACATGAATTTTTTTAACTCTACCATTATAAGGCGCTACAAATGCGTTATAGTATTGATTTGTATTACCAGTTTGTACACTATTAAAAGGAATATAATTATAGTCCGCAGATGCAGCTTTTTCGTGAACAATTGTATTAATTGTGTTTTTAATATAACCTTTGTAAGCATCTGATGTAGCAGTTGCTTTAACATAACCATTTACAATTGTGTCGGTGTTATTTGTTATTTCATTAGTAGAATCATCAACTTTAATATTAGTACCACTAGTACCACCAGCCATTAAATAGATTTCATCGCTTTCTGAATAAACCTTATTATTTCCACTTACAGCAATATCACCAACCATTCTAAGTTTTGATGCAGATACAGATAATCTTTGAGTACCAGATATAGACCATCTAATTTCTTCTGGACTATAATTAAAATACATACCGGTAGTACTTCTTCCACTGAAATAATAAACAGGCGCTGAACTGGTCCCTTGACTTGAAGTGCTATATCTACTTGATATACCACAATTACCTTGCCCAGTAATATTACCTTGAACACTTATATTTGTTGTCCAACTAGTTGGCGCGCCAAAATAAATAGTTGATCCATTTGCTCCACCAATGTATAAATTACCAGAAGAACTATTTGGATACAAATCTATACTACCTCTATAAACACCAGTATTATAAAAAAATATACTATCAGGACCTATTTCTGTGTAAGTTTGACCATTACTTCCACCTGCTCTAACTACTCCATTTGCATGAAATGTTGTGGCTGGTGAAGCTATATTAACACCTACTCTAGAATTAGATGTATCTGTAGTTAATATGTTTGATTGGACTTCTACGTCACAATAATAGTTAATAGGCATAAATATTAAATTTTATTAAAACCCTCCTAAATTAATAGGAGGGATTTTTTTGTTTTACTCGTTAGTTACTCTTGATACAAGAACTCTTACGTCTTGACCAACAGCGCTATCAAATGTTATTGATAAAGCATTTGTACTAGTTCTATCAACACAAGCATAAATTGTTTCTTTACTTGTATCGCCATAAAGCTGTACAATTACATCGTAAGATCCTAAATTATGAGTTACAGGTTCAGAACCAGCAGATGGACTTGTTAAAGTAGTAGCGTAAGATTGACTACTAACTATATAATCAGCAAGTTCTCTTAGTGATACTCTTTTGTTTGTTGTTACATTTTCATCATAGAATGGGAATGCATCTGAGTCATCTAAATTAGTAGAAGCTCCAATATCTGCTAAACTACCAATACTAAGACCTACTTTTGGTATTGGACCAGTACTGTCAGTTACATTGATACCTAAGTATGAATTAGTTGTAGAAGCTTGAACAGCAGTTACATCACCTTGTGGTATTGTTGGGAATGTTTGTAAATCACCAGCACCATCTATATATTGAGATGAAGTACCTTGTGGAGCTATTGTTATTGCCGCGGCAGTTGTAGAATTAGCCACTGAAGCCGAGTAAGCGTCACCATTTATAGTACAACCAACAGAAGTTACTGTACCGTCATATTGATCATTACTTGTAACCGTTAAAGTATTACCTGATCTTGTAACAGTACTTGTTCCTGAACCTACAATAAGTACGTCATCATTTTGACTATTACCAGATAATCTTACACCAGCTGTACCATTAGAAGATCCAACACCTTCTAAATCATAAGTTATAGGTTGAGTATCTGTAGGAGTTACCCAAGTACCATCACCACGTAAGAACGTAGTTGCAGTACCACCAGTTGGAACATAACCTACATTACTAGATCCAGCGTATGATCTACTTGTT